ATTACCTCCTTCTACGTTTGCCTGTTTTGCTAATTGTGTTTCAGGCAACGGTAATCTTGACTTCTTGAATGAAGCAAGAATTTTATCTATTTCTTTTGACTTGTTAATGTCTGAACTTTCTACCCAACCGATTAGCGCAGCTGGTTTTCCAGATATTGGTGAATCAAAAGTTTTTTCTGTGGACATAAACACTGAGTCGCTGTCTTCGCAATAAAAAATATTTTCTGTTACTACATTTGTAGCAAGGCCTTTATAAACCATCTTTCCATTAACTTTCTCAATTGAAAAAATGTTACATAGCTCGTTTGCTGGTGAGTCGACAATTGAAAGTTCAACAAGGTCATAGTCCTTGATAAATCTTACTGCCTCTCCTGTTGCTTTGTTAACTTCATTATCAGACTCTTTAATCTTTCCGCCAATTGAAAAACCAGAAAGAGTACCATCAAGAACTTTTTCCCAAGTATCTTGTGCACCCTTTGAAATGTATGAAGTTACATAAACTCCATTGTAAAAAGTTTGAGATTTTTGATCGTAGTATGTTTCTGGTTTAAATGAAACAACTTTACCAACTGCAATTGACTGATGCATCTCACGAAGGTTGCCTCTAAATTTTTCAAAAGCTTTTATGCTTGCTTCTGCTGTGACAACATCTCCTGTCTGGTCAACATTATCTAATGTTGCAAAACCAGATACAGTTCTATTTTCTCGGTTGACCTTAGTAAACGGAATCGACAAATGCAAGTTGTCGCCATTACTAGACCAGTGGCCTTTTTCAATGTTCATATGGTTAATTTTAGTGGTTTATCTACTATAACGCAAATAACAGTTGATTAAACTTATTTGACTTTTGGACCGTCGCCTTTGGGATTTCTAGCTTCTCCGCTTTTATCTGGGGCATTTGCGGATCTTTGCTGGTCTCTTGTTTTATTACCTGTGGATTTAGCCTGTTGATCTGCTACCTGTTGAGGCTTTAAATCTACCATTTCATCTCCACCTTCAACCGTTGTCATATTTTTTCTAATACGAACTTCGTTAGGAGTGATAACTTGCATTCTTAAATAAATTTCGTCAATACGGCTTTGAGTTTCTTCGTCTGTCAAACTTAGCTCATTAAACTTTAATTGAACAACATCTGTTTTTTCTGCAATTAAATAATTTAATTTCTTTTCAAGCCTGTCTTGTGCTGGTCTACAGACCTGCTCTTTAAATGTTTTATCGGCATCTCTGGCTGCAGCAAGGTTGATTCCTTCTGGAATACCAATTTTGCTAATTGGAACACGGTGAGCCAAAAGAATTTCATCTCTATTAGATTTACGATAGATATTAAATGAAGACTCTTGTTCGCCTGCTTCAATCGGCTCCATTTTAAATTCAGTTTTTGAGTCTGGCGTATCGGCTGGAAGTGGGATATATAGGGATCTGTGATTTTTGCCTTTTAGTCCAACCTGAAAAAATTCAAGAAGTTTTCTTTCTGACTCTGGTGAAAGCTTTGCTCCTTTTACTGTAATTATATATCTTGGGACTGCTTTATTTTCAAAGTAGTCTAAGTTATATCTACCAGCAAATTCGTTTCCTGCCAGCGCTTGCTGTGCTGCAATAATATCTGGTACTCCGTAGTAGTTATTCATTGGAGTGTATTTTTTTAAATGGATAATCTCATTTGGTCTATCTTCTTGACCAGCAATTGGACTTGGAGTTTCAAGATCACCAAAGTTACGGAAGTAAACTGCCTTTCCATAAAGTAGCTGAATAAATCCGTCACGGAATCTACGTACACGCATCGTTTTAGCTGGTATATGGCCTATATAGCCTATATCTCCAGCAGTAGTACGTCCTATCTCTATGTACCCGTTTCCAGTCGCCTCAAGGTCCGTGTAGGCTTTTATAAGGGTTTCTGTAAATGATTCCTCTTCATTACAATCGTCTAGCCATTTATCTAGCTGTGTTTTTATTCTATCAATCTTTGTGCGAGCTCGATCTAATTGCTTTTGATCTGTAATCGCATCCATTGCATCTTTTGCTTTTGATGTTTCTGCAAACATATATCCTAGGCCAACAATGTTTGAAACCTTTGCATTAATAGCTGCATAATTATATGTTGAAACTTCGTAAATCTTTGAAAGGTATTCTAAATTATATGTTGGTTCTACAAGGTCAAATAATGCATATCCGCTAATAGCCTGTTGCAATAAGTTTTGCTGTGTCCCGACCCCATTTGTTCCTACAAATGCTTTAGAAAAATCTCTGTTTAATTTGCGTTTAAAATTTGTTCCTAATCCTCTAAGTTTTTTAATATCTTCTAAACCAAGGCTAAATGGATCATCATGCTCTTCAGATTTTTTAAATGAGAACCAGTCCGCAGTATTAGATATATCAATAGTATCTACGCTATTAATTTCATCTTCTATTGATTCTAATCTTTTTGTCATTGTACCGCTCCGTTTCGCAACATTGAGTCTTTATATACACCAATATCTAATGGGTCTGGTGTTAGACCCCACTTTAATCTTTCGTTCTGGTGTTCAAATTCTTCATCATCAATTTTTCTGCGTCCTGAAAGGAACTTGGGATTGCCCTCGTATATACCATACGAGCGAACTTCTCTAGCCAAAGCATCGATCTTGGATCTGTTTCCTTTTTTGGCTGTGACTGATAGGAAGTTTCCATCATCATCTCCAATCCATCTGCCATCGGGCATTTCCCATACATAGATTCCTAGTGTTGTTTCTTCAACAATCTTGGTATTTTTCTTTAAGATATCCATAGACCATAATCATACCATTATCTGATGCCAAAGTCCAGATTTTGTCAACCGATTAACACTTATTATATGGATATTGCTTCAGGCTCGACAGAAATAACTAGGTAAGCAGTAGAATTTGTACCAGAGGTTGACTCAGATATAGTAATTAAGCTATCGGATACGGTATTTATAATGTTATCGGTATATAGCTGATAATGCCTTGCCACATCGTACTGGGTAAATATTGTAGGATATATGCTTAGATTATTATACATATTATTTCCACCCGATTTACTGTCTGTTTGATTCTGATTAAATTTAAGATTTGTTGTGGCTGCTGTGGATAATGTAATTACTATATAATGCGGTAATCCTATTGAAAAAAATTCTGATATATTTGTAGCGGATGTTCTATCTATACCATTTACATATACTGATGATACTCCTGATTTACTGATTATCCCCGCATTATCCCATTCATATATTTTTGAAGGTGCTGAAAACAAAACATTCTCTGTGCCGTTTGGAGTGAATATAAGTTCTATTGTCCGAGTAGATAGATCTGAATTAATTGTAAACCCATGCCCATTATGCATTTTAAGTCCGTTGTTTTTATTATAAGAAAGAATTGTGCTGTTATATTTAGGAAGAGCATAGTCATAGTCTGAAGATATGTAGTATCCAAAGTTATCACAATAAAAATCTTTATTTTTAAAGAAATCTAAAGTAATAGATTTAAGTATTGGTAAATATTTTGAAGTGTCCGAAGAAGACATTGATACTTGTAAATATAAAACTGATGCTATTTGATTATCATTTTTATTAAAAAATGGTAATGGTGATCCGTTTACACAATTTGTCCAAGTAGTTCCATCTATACTTGCCTTGACAGATATTCCATCAGCATCTGAATCCCAATATATTTGTGAGCTAGTAATTCCAAGTGTACTTGGTATTATAATTGAATCTGTAAATGTAAAATTTCCGCTTAATGAGCTATCAAAATAAAGATATGCTTCATCTACTGAAAGCTTAATATTTTCGTTAATAAAGTTTTTCCAGGATTTAGATTTAGGATATGAGTAACTCATTGCTGGTTTCATCATTGATGTATTCATACTAAATAAATAGCCTCCGTCGTTATTAACAATTTGAGAATATTTAATTTCTTTTATTCCATTTTTATAGTGTTTAAGCATTTGAGAGTCAGACAAATTAAATTTATAAAAAGCAACACAATCTATAATAAAATTATTAATTGAAGGACCTGTTTGAAAACTAACTGATGCATTATTAAATCTATATTTATCTAAGCTGGTAAAATTAACAAGAGATCCATTTATATAAAGAGATATTTTGTTTGTAGAAAATTGTCCCACAACGTATAAAGATTCTGTATTGCTAATTTTATATTGAGCAGAATATGTTCCTACTTTAAATATTAAATTACCATTTTTATAAAAAAGCCCTATTGAATTTGTTGCATCAGCAACTATTGATATTTCAGAAGAGCTATACTCTGGTAAAACTACCCAAGCTTCTATGGAAAATGAATTGTCTGCATAATAAGAGTTTGCAATTCCAGGAACATTAAAATTTATTAGTGTATCTGATAATATTTTTGTTCCTCTTACTCCTCCAGCGATTAATGGCATTAGTTCGCTTGAAGATGCATTAATTGCATATCCGTCATAAGCATTACCTGAATAGTCGTACACTGGAAATCCACTAAGAGCAGAATAAGAAACTCCACGATCTCTTAAATCAGCATATGTTGCAAATGTTGATGTAAGACTGGTATATGATCCTACGCTGCCAGATCTTACTTCATCAAGCAAATAAAATGATGTTGGTTTATCTTGTAAGACTGTATATTTATATGACATGTCTTACGCCTCTTCTAGTGCTTTTACTCTCGCTGTAAGTTCTTGTACCGCTTTAATTAATGGAGAAATAAATTCTTCGTACCTTAATGCTTGTTGTCCTTCTGCATCATTCACATCAGAAATTACCCAGCCGCCGAAGTCAGCAATATTGACTTCATCTAAGACAGACTTTACCTCTTGTGCAATTAATCCGTAATGTGTTCTATCTCCACCAATTTTATTATATTTAACTGGGTTTAATTTATTAATAAAATTTAATCCAAGGTCAGATGTCAATATATTTTCTTTTGTTCTTTCATCTGATATAACAGTTGCTGCTGAGTTTAAATATATGTTTTTCCATCCTCTAGTTACGTTATCTGTTCCAGAGTTAATTGGACCAAGCAAACCTAAAGTAAATGTATTTGTTGATAGTGGATACCAAGCAGAGTTGACTCCAGTTGTAGATGTT